TTTCAGTTCCTGCGGCAGAGACTCTTGACAGTACTTTAATATCAATAGTACTATTTGAATTAGTAGCATCAGTGGTAATACCAGTAATGATACCCTTCAAATATCCATTGAAGAGTGAGGTTGTACCTGCACCAGGTAAAACGACGTTAGTAATCGCTGTAGTTACGCCATATCCAATAACAGCACCTAGTGCGCCAGGATTAGTAGTGGTGATAGCAACTCTTTGGTCTGCTAAATCATCGATAGTGCAAACTTTTAGATTGTTTGCCCATTTGCCTGGGGTTTTTGCAGCATATGTAAAGTTGGTAGCATCAATAAAACTAGAGTTGTAGTTATCGTAGTTTTTGATCTTTAGTGAAGTTGTTGAAGCAATTCCAACGCCAGCGTTTGCGTTATTAAGAGTACTTCCATCAGTTCTTACAACTTTGAGAATACCACCATATGAAAGATATGATGCTGCACTCATCCAGTACTCATACTGAGCATCTGTTGAGATTGGTTTTCCGAAGTTATTGACTAAATCTTGTTCTGTGCTGATGTCAATAATTTCTTCTACTGGTCCAATCGCAAAAGGTCCTGCGATAGCACCAATATTATCTAATACGTTCTCAGCTCTCCCAACTGTTAAATCTACTTCCCTCGTAAGTACACCGGGAGATAATTGAGGAGTCGCCATGTTTTTCTCCGTAAATCTCAGTTTATCTAAAAAATATTTATTAAAAAGTTACTTTTCACGGGGGAAATGTGACGTGAATATCTACCAATCTGGATATTCCCAAAAATACGACTTTTTTGAATCTTTATTTGAATCAATAATTCTTTTTATAGTGCATTCTTTACATTCGTATGAGTATGAAGATGCAACAGGACCTCTATCTTTTCTTGTTCTATAAAAATCTTCTACTAAATTTTTTATTTCTTTACATACTCTACATTTTCTGTCCGTCAGTAAAAGATGTCCTAGTTTTAATTGTTTGTCTATATCCATTCACATATATTCCCACATATATGATCTATCTCCATATTCATCGACATACCACCTATCACCTTCAGGATCAACAAAACTTGCATTAGCATCTATTCCATCTGAAATAAATCCAAAGGGAGACATATCTTGTTCTATCTGATTTTTTTGTTCTTCATATAATCTTTTTCTTACATCTTGATCCGTAAGTTCTTTAAAATAATCTTGTGCTACCAACCAAGCATAAATCACTAAGCACATAGCCAAATCGTCATTACATCCTTCTTCTGCCTCGAAGGAATTGTGTTTTTGAATAAAAGTTGTTAATTCTGCAATGATTTCATAATCATTTAGAAAAAGTTTATTTTCCTCAATCATTGTCTTGAGGTTAAGACATCCAACCTTTTTCACGGTTTTAGACATCTTTACTCCAAGTTGAGTTTTCTTACCAGAAAATCCCTGTCCAACAATTTGACCCGCTCTACCTCGCATAGAACACATCAAGAGATTGTTATATTCAAGATCATATTGTAGAATACTTGCAACCTGATCCCCAACATCATTAACCTCACATAATATGTAAGCATTATTATATGCCGTTGCAGCTTCATGTATTATGCTTGGAAACATCATTGGTTTTATTTCATTATTTCTATATTTTGCAACTACTTTGTGAGGGAACTGGGTAATATCTATGACTACAAATGCTGAATAATCATTTCCTACCCCTCTAGCAACGTCTACAGTGATTAGATAGTCATTATTCTCTATGGGATTCATATAAACATCTAAACCCGCGCTACGGGTCTTGGGGGCATCATAGACGAGGGTTCTGAGTTTAGATGGTGCAATAAGCGTATCAACAGATCCTAGAAATTCGCATTCAAACTCAACTTTAAATTGTTGTTCGGAAGTGTTTGCAATTGTTTGCTTTTTCCATTCCTCATCTCTACCTGGAACTTCGCTCCAGTGAACATCCGTAAATACATATTCATTTTTACCCTTTTCTGCATCGTGCCACATTCGGTAGAAATGATTCATACCGTGAGGCGTGGAAACTATGATAACTTTGGTTTGCTTACCTGAAGTGATGGTAGGATAAACCGATGCAAAGAATGAATCTGCAATATGATTTGGAACGAACGCAAATTCGTCCAAGAATAGAATGTTGAAAGACATTCCTCGGACAGCAGAAGCAGATGTTGATGCTGCTAAGATTTTAGAACCATTCTCAAGTTCTAGAGAACCTTTGTTCCAAGATATAATACCTTGTTGCATCCACTTTGGTAGATTTTCATAAGCAGTTTGAAGTCTGTCTAATAGTTCTCTGGCAGTTGCTGCTTTGTTTGCAAGAATACCAATATTTACGTTATCGTTAAAAACTGCATAGTGAAGCAAGAACGAAACAACAGTGGTTGATTTGCCAGTCTGTCGTGGCATCTTGCAGATATTAAATCTATTATTATGGAAGTTATTGATTAACTTCTCTTGGAAATGATATGGTTTGAAAGTTTGTAGACCGTGATCCAGAGTTACGATTTTTACATAATTATTCGCAAAGTAAACAGGATCTTTCTTACAAATAATAAACTCCTCAATTTGTTCTTGAGTAAATTCGATAGGTGTATTCGCTTTTTTTAATAACGGATTACCGAGATATACATCATTTGACATAATAAATCAACCTCTATTTTTTAAATATAAGAATAAATTAACACTTCCAACGTCTTCTTGCTGCTAATCCTCTCTCTCCTTTCCAACTTCTACTGCGAGAGCAAAATGCACTACGTCGGTTTGCTGCTGCACTTCCTGGTGTTACATCTCCAGTTACTGGTGCCTGCAAATTGGATCCCGTAGCACGATTATATTTTTCTCTTCCCTTTTTGGTAAGACCCGCACCTCTACTTACAGGAAGTTTTTCTCCTCTACCCACAGACAGGGATGGTCCTTCTTCTTCCAACTCAACCTCTTCGCCCATAGTTTTTACATAATTTTTACTTGGTCCAGGTTTTGCTGAACTTCCCCCTTGAGGACCACACATTTGAACTAGTGGTTGTCCTGGTTGAATTTCAGAAACTGAATGATAAATTGCAACGGATCCAGGATAAACTTTTTGAAGTTCATCATTTATTTCCTTTCTTGATGGAGTTTTAACCTGAGGGAAAAACATCTTCATAGAATAATATTTTCCTCTCCAAGAAAGAGTTACTGCAATAACATTTCCAGTTTGTGCTTGAAGTCTTGTTGCCTCACTTACTTGAGACTTAAATCCTCTAATTGGTTCTGGTTTAATGATATCGACCACTTCAGCAAAAGTATTTCCATCAGCATCTTCAATAGTCACATTTTCTGCTTTTACGCAAGAACCTTTTGCAAATTCTGTTGTTCCTTTTTTTCTTTTATATCCAGTCCAGCATTTTTCATCTAATATTTCTTTTGTTATTTTATCAACTAAAGTTTCTTCTTTATTGATTTTAGGAAGTTTTGCTCCTGTTGGTCTTGGTTGTTGACCTTTAGCAAAAACTCTTTTGCCTTTTTCTTTTATTGGCAAAATGGGACCACGCTCAACATTTTCGGTTGTCATTTCGCCACTTGCAATATAATCTGCTGCAGTATCGATATAATCTGCTGCTTTAGTAATTTTTGATTGAACCCATGCTTCTAAGTCACCCTCACCTCTAGCAACTTTTGATTTAATCCTTTTTACCGCATCTTCAATGGTTTTGAGTTCTGATCTTGCCATTGAATATTCTTCATCTTTAACAGAAACTTTGTCCCATGCTTTCTCTCCATAAGAGCACTCGGATCTTGTTTCTCTTTTATCGCATAAAGGACAGTATCTTTCTTCTTCGTGCATAGTTGCCTCCGATTTAGTTCCCCAGTTGTCTGCACCGACTTTACGGCATTTTACAAGTGCTCCAGATGCATAGGCACTTGGCCAAACAGAATATCTAGATTTTACCTTATGGTAACAAGCGTCTTTTTTGCCTTCCTTTTTCTTTTCTTGTAAATCCATTTCTTCAGTTCTGACGTTAGTTGGTTTTGCTGCACCCGTTTTTTCTGGTTGATTGGGGTCTTTTCTATTTTTTCTTCTAAATGCTGCTTCCTCTTCCTCATCTGATAGGTTTGCTGCCATCTTAGAACTTCCGCATTTTGGTGTGGATTTCTGACCTGGTTGACGAGCACATGGAGCACCAGCAAAGGGTCCACCAATTTGTCTCCAACCTGGAACTTTTCTTCCTGTTTTGGGGTCAGTTCCACTCGATTTTCTATACCAATCCCCAAGATCTTCATCACCAGATGCTGTTTCTTCTTTCACGTCTTTAAATTTTTTATGATGCTTTTTAGCATCTGCCTCCATCTTTTTCAAACGAGTGTAATAATCTGGAATCTCATCTAAGTGTTGAAGAGCAATATTACGAGCAAGTTCATGATCTTTTGTGTGTTCATGTTCGATAGGTTCCCCCATATCAAGCTGCTTTTGTATAAAAGAAACATCAAGACGATGCTTCTTTGCAATTTGCTCAACTGTTTTATGTCTCTTGAATTTGGGCATCACTCAACTGGTTTTGATTTAGTCTGCTCACCTTTTGCTCTTTTTCTTCTCCCCGCACAATGTGCCCGTTGAGAAAATCCTTTTGGATCTGAGCAGTCAATACTCTTTTTATATTTATTACTCCAATCTTCTTGAAACTGTTTAAATGTTTTCATGATTTAATTGCAGTAAGAATAACTTTAAATGTTGTTGTGTTTGAAGAATTTGGATATGCCAGGAGTCTTAAAAATCCAGAATTAATATCTGTCGAGAATGTTGCTATTCCAATGGGATGATTGATTGTTCCATATTCTGATATGTATGTGGAAGATCCATCATGAATAGTATTGACTATTGACATGTTATAGTTAGTTCCTTCAGTAATTTGAATCTGATATGTAGCAGATCTGAAAATAGTTGAATTAATTGAAGAAATTACTGTTTCCGATGTTGTTGTAGTAGTTACAACTCCAGAAATTATTGTCCCCGCATCTAAACCCAACGAGGATGCTGTTAATGTACCTACGGCAATATTTGGAGTACCGGTTAGTCCCTGAGAAATTGTTGAAATGCCTGATGTTGAGGCATAAGTAGCAATTCCTGCCGTATTTGCATATTCACTATTTCCGCTACTAGGAAGATTAGTTAGTAAAGAACCATCGCCAACAAAATAGGTCGCAGTGACAACTCCAACGGACATTCCGATATTTGAAGTATTTCCATACCCAAGAGTTTGATTTAAATTTTGAGTTCCCGCTCCACCACTACCAGCGTCTCCAACCCATTTATCTGTTAAAGAATCATACTTTAAGTAATAATTATTTCTTTTCGCACTATCTCTATCAATATCATCGAGAAATTCTAACCGAACTTCTCCGCCACCACCCTGAGCATTAACAACATTTCTTAAATACTCTAATTCTTTTCTTATTTTAATTATTTCTGGATCATTCGTATTTTCTTGAATTTCTTTTTTAGTCTTAAATTGCTCTAAAATTTTAAGAGCACTATCTATAGTATCGTTTTCTTTAGTATCGTTTTCCGTGTAATCGCAAATTTCTGTTGATGAATGAGACTCCTCTGTTAAAGTAATTTGCAAATCTTCTTCATGCTTATACTCAGGATCAATAGTTTCTTCTACTTGAACTAAATCAAACTCTTCTACCTTTGGTAAATTCTTTTCCTCTTTATTATCCTTGACAGGTAATATATCTTCTTTTTTTATTGGTTCCGAATATAACCAAGATTCTAGAGCTTTGACTTGACGTTCTAATTGCTTTTGTTTTTTTTCTTTTTTTATTTTTTCTTCTTTTATTGATTCTTTTACTTGAGTAAAAATAGAATCAATATTAATTTCGCCGACAAGAGATTTAAACTCATCGTCCTTTTCCTTTTTTGCTTTGCCAATTAACGAAAAGAATTCTTGGAGTTCTGAGTTCATTGTTTGTCTAGTTCATTGTTCTTTAAAAGTTTAGCCAATTCTGCGGTAGACCCAACAAACAAAGCATTATTGACAGTTGTGGGACTCTTGCCAACTTTTTCTTCTTCTATATCCTTTAGTTTCTTCTGCAAATCCATCAACTTATCAGTTGCATCTGCAACATTTTTAATCAGTTGTCCTGCAACTTCATATGCCCTAGGCATCTCACTTTCTTGAGCTAGTTCTAAAATTCCATTAATTGCTTCTTGTCCTTTTTCTATAATTGAATAAAGATTTCCTCTTGTATACTCATAATCTTTTTTAACATCATCTGCAACAGAAGATATCTTTTCAATTTCGGTGGAAATTTTTTCGGTTTCTACAGGAACTATTTCCGCATCAACATTAAAAGTTTTATTAATCTCGTCAAATTTCTTTGTCATTTTCATAAGATATTCTCGCTAAATCCAAAGTCATCTCCAGTTTTAATCAAAGCATTATCCTCAGCAGTTATTCTATAAACTGCAGATCCTAAAACATGGGAAGATGCTTTTGTATTGTCTGCACCTCTTGTAACAGTAAGTACATTACCTGCTTTTTTATCAACATATATTTCTTCTTCATCTATATAAATGTAAGTATTGACTGCAATAGATGAAGCATCATTAACTTCAACAAGAGTATCTATATTAGATATATTCTTGGATAGATTTGTAGTAATATTGCCGGTATAATTTTTAGTAGCTCTTGGTTCTATTGAGTAGACAACTTCTCTTGTTGGAGTTGAAGTAGAATCTCCAGAAATAAGTCCAATAGAAACTTTTTTGATAATATCGGTAGAAACAGAAGAAGATGGACCAAAAAGATATGTTTTTGCAGTAAATCTTAACGTATAAATCAAAGACCTTCTTTGTGAAAAATCACCTTCATAATCATCACTCATAGATATGCTGTTTAAAATAACTGGCACATCTCTCTTTTCGCCTATTTCGGTGACTAAATCAATTGTAATATTATATGCTGGTTGAAAATATGGTAAGATTTGTTCGATGATTTGAAGCATATCATCATTCAACTTTGTGAATATGCTTAGTTCAAAATCAAGATTGTATGGTACTGGAAGATATGTTTTTCTTTGTTGAGTTCCATCAGAAACAGATGGAGATAGAAATGTTTGAACTGTTGAAGATTTTCTAGAACCATCATAAGATATGCCAACAAGTTCAAAAGACATTCTTGGTAATGTTATTTGAACTGGTTTATTTAAATCTGGGGATTGTTCTAATCTAGCTAGAAATTTTTGAGTTGGACCATACGCCAAAGGAACTTTTATTACACTAACATTAGAACCAGAACTGTCTTTATGCTTTATAGTAATATCATTAAATAAAGATCCAAAAGACACAATTGTCTTTCTAAAAATTTCGTTGTAGAAATATTCAAACATTTTATTATTTAAATTTTATATAATATTTATTTAAGTCACAATGTACCAAAAGGATTTGATTCGCTAAAATCAATAACTTTATCTGCCTCTTCCTCTATAACATCATTTTGAGAATAAGGATCAACTAAATTATCTGATTTTAGTGTTCTTAATTTGTATGATGCTCCGCTTGTAGATCCCGTAATAGTTTCCCCTGACGCAAAAGATCCACTGACAATAAAAACTTCAAGTTTATTATTATCCGAATCCCAAGAATTTACTCTTGCAGTTGTTCCGGAAACTGATCCTGTCACAATTTCATTGTACTTAAATGATCCAGATCCACTCGAACCTGGATTTGCTATGGTAATAGTTGGTGCTGTCGTATATCCTATACCCGCGTCTCTTAGTCTTATTTGAGTAATTGTGCCCGCAGCACTAACTACAGCATAACCAACTGCAGTAGTTCCTATCCCTGGACCACTAAACGTTACTGTTGGTGATGCTGAATAACCAGAACCGCCGTTTGTTACTGTAACTATCCCCACAATACCATCGCCTATTACTGCTGTTGCCGCAACACCACTTCCACCACCTCCAATAAAAGCAATAGCAGGAGCAACTGTATAACCGTAACCAGAATTAACAACTTCAACACCTTGAACTTTTAATGATGATGTTCCATTACAATCAATCAAGTTGTCGATCATCGTTGCAACACCAACTGCAGTATATCCGCCAGATGGAGCAGAAGAAATTGCCACCTTCGGTGCTGTATTAAATCCACCTCCTCTATTAGATACTCTAATGAATCTAACACCACCATTTACAATATTTGTAAAGGCTGTTGCTGTAATTGCTGTTCCGACTACAGTTAATGTTTGAATATAACCTTGATTTTGAATATTATCGTCTATTTCTTCAATACTAGTATCAACAACCTCATCTTCATATCTGAAGA